TTTCTATCCTATATCAGCAGCTTCGGGAAACCGAGCCAAATCCTGATCCCCGTATTCTCGTGTATCTGGGTTCTGAAAATCTCGGCCGAGGTAACTTGCAGGAGGCAATCCTTCATCTTCAACGCTTTGTCAAGTTAAGCGGATGGGATGAGGAGAAATACCAAGCACAGGTCCGTATCTCTCATGCTTGGAGAACTCTAGGCGATAATGAGAAGGCTCTGAGAACCGCTCAAGACGCGATCGCAATGCTTCCGAATTGGCCTGATGCTTATCTCTCACTCGCGAAGACATACGCGAGTATGGAGAACTGGAAGACTTGCCTCGAGTATCTCAAGGTCGCAGTACAGAAGCCTAAGCCACAGACGATGCTCATTATCAACCCTCTTGAGTATACTTATGAGCCTTCTTTGATGATCGCTCTAGCTTACACTCAATTGGGAGATCTTGAAGTTGCACTTCAGAATTATCAGAATGCTTATGGCTTCCAACCAGATCCGAAGGTGGCTGATCAGATTCGATTAATTACACAACAGCTGGAGATGAATCGGGCTCAGCAAGCATTCTTTACTTTGCGTGAGTATCTAGGTAGGCATGATGAGTGGTTAAAGGTCAGAAAGCTCTTTGATGTAGTTCCGAAATCTCTCGAGCAGAGTACTGCAATGAGAGAAGTTTGGGAACGGTCAATGCAACAGACCGGCCATATCATCGACCCCCAGATCATGGTGGATTTCTACAACGACAACCCGCATTGGCAGCCAATGGAGGAGGATCGGTTTAAGGATCCTGCTTGGCTTGACTATCCCAGAATGCGGTTCGCTCTTGAAGTTGCGCGGCGTGTCAACGCAAAGACGATCGTAGACTGGGGTTGTTCTGATGGGTTCATCTCACTCCCACTCGCCAAAGAACTCGGAGTACACGTCACGGGATTTGACCTCGACCCGCGATGTATTGATCTCGCTTCATTACGAGGAGAGGCGTGGGGAACAGATACTCGTTTCGAGGTCGGTAACGTTGATGAAGTCGGAGGGTGGGAAGGTGACAAGGCTGACCTTGCCATCTTCTTCGAAATCCTCGAGCACGTAGTAGATCCAGTTAGAACGTTGGCTCGACTGGAAATGACGGCCAAGCATATTGCGATGACCACTCCTTATCTCGCATGGGAAAGTGGTAATATCCCAGCTTGGGATAAGCTCGAGCCCAAAGGACACCTCCGCATCTTCGATCAGTATGACGTTGAGCGTCTCCTCACTGGGCGTGGGCAGATCATGAATATCTACAGAGAACCATGGGGACCGACCGGGTGGATCTTCGCAGACTACGCTCCTGGAGTTCAACTGCGAAATGAGACCATCATCATTGGCGCCCAGATGGGATTGGAAGAGTGGGGACCCAGAAAGCTTGCGACAGGTGGCCTAGGTGGATCTGAAACAGCTGTCATCAGACTTGCAGAAGCCTTTGCCAAGAAGCAACGCAGACCGATCGTGTATAATCCAGTCGATGAGCCGGGATACTACAACGGGGTTTGCTATCGACCCGTCAACCACTTTCGTCCTGAGATCTATTCCGACCTCTACATCGCATGGCGAATGCCAGAAGCTGCTGATCTGGAAATCAACACCAAACACCTTTCCCTGTGGTTCCACGATACTGACTCCGGTGATCGTCTCACGAAGCAGCGTGCCAAGCAATTCGACTCATTCGTCGTTTTGAGCGAGTGGCATCGTGAACACCTTTTGAAGACTTACCCCTTCATCAATCCAGAGAAGGTGTTCGTTATCGGAAATGGAGTTGATCTCTCTAGATTCGACGAACCAGTTAAGAGGGATAAAAAGAAGGTTATCTATTCATCGTCCCCCGATCGTGGACTAGATATTATTCTTGAAAGCATCTGGCCCAAGGTCGTTGAAGCTATTCCAGACGCTGAGCTTCATGTTTACTACGGTTGGGACAGTTATGATAAAACTTCTCAACTCTATGATGGACTTAAGCAATTTCGTTCGAAGATGGACCAGCTCTTTTTGGATTCTAAGAATGTCGTTCAGCATGGACGAATTCCACAGGACCGACTAGCGAAAGAGATGCAGGAGGCGTCTATTTGGCTCTACCCAACTTACTTCAGTGAGACTTACTGCATCACAGCAGTGGAAGCTCAACTGGCTGGCGCTTTGCCCATCACCAATAAACTGGCTGCTCTCGCTGAGACAGTTCAGAGCGGAATCACAATTGAGGGTGATGTCCATGATTCATCGGTTCAGCAGACATACGTCGATGCGGTGATCCACGTGTTGGAGCACTCGACAGATGACGATGAGACCTTTCGACAGGAAATCAAGAAGAAGGCACCTGCTCGAACCTGGGATCAGGTCGCCGAGAGTTGGGAACAGTTCTTGAAGGAGAGCTAATAGATGGCTAATGTTCTTTACGATGTCGGGCGAGACGCCTTCCTCCGTGGTTCAGTTAACTGGCTGACGAGCCCGATGCGGACTCAGCTGGTTTCAATTTCGAACCAACCAACCGCATATGTGTTCAATGCCTCATTGGACACCGTGTTCGCATCAGTTCCCACGGGAGCTAGAGTCGGGTTCTCGGCAGCCTCTGTGGGAACTAAGACTGCAACTGCAGGTATCGCAGATGGTGCTGATACTGTTCACTCAGCGGTTTCTGGGCCGACAGTCGGTGCCATTCTTATCTTCTCATCCACTGCCACAGCGAACGGTTCTGACTGGCAGCTGGTAGCTTATATCGATACCGCAACTGGAATGCCCGTTGGCCCCAACGGCGGTGATATCACAATTCAGTGGGACAGCGCAACCAACAGGATCTTTAAGTTGTAAGAAGAAATGGCTGAGTGGTAGTTCCGATCGTTCTTTGAAAGGTTATTAACTCATGAAGCGTTTCATCACCATCGGAACTATCGCACTTCTGGTAGTTTTCACAATGTCAACCCAAGCTGGAAAGGTAAATCCGCTTGTGTCGGCTTCACTGACACCTTTCCAGCTTGATAGGAATGTGGAAGAATATGGTTTCCCTGTCTGGAACCCTACTAACTGCACATGGGACCCAGATGATCACTATGAGTTTATCAAACAGGGCTATTTGGATAGTGGCGCATCAGCGGTATTTTCGGGCTGTCTGATTGCCCAGCCAGATCCAGTTGGTGGTTTCCATTGGGCTCTACATCCACGCCTCCGTCTGTCAGTTGTCTCAGATGAACCAGTTACGTCTACGATCTGCTATCAACCACAGGAGTGGTGTCTTTCAGTAGGAGCACTGGCCTGCCCATCAGGGCCGTACTACGACCCAGCTTCACCAGCCATCGTCGTGATTCCCGATTCATTAGGAGGTTATGGAGTTCCGACGACTTGGGCGTTAACCATTACGAACTTTGGTAGTCGTCGGGCATCACCAATCGGCGTTTCAGTTTTAGGAGGTAATGATCAGGATCAGTGCCCGGGACAAGTAGAAGTCCCCGTGGTAAGTTCGGATCATACATTCTGGTACCAATGATTCCGACGGCCGATCCTACTGTCTGGATCGAGGAAGAACGAGTCGGCTATGTTCGATATCGGGCAGATGATGGCCGACGGTGGGAGATTGAGGGCATCTGCGATTATCGAGGTGATTGTCTCATCGGGGCTGTTGATCCCTTGATGGGGCCGCGCGAAGATCGTCTTGATGTTCCAGTGACACCTGATTTCAGTGGTTGTTGTCCACTTCGGGGTCGTTGGCTATGACGCAACGGTTCTATCTCCACGACGCAGCGAGCGGTGTAGGTGGAACTCTGCCTGGCGCTACGCCGTTGGGCAACTCTGGATCTGCTGACGTCACTGCTTCAGGGGCATCCACTAACCGGTCGATGGATGACACTCCGGGAGCGGGACAGACTTCTATCGCACTCACTACATTAGCACAGACTACAGCACAACAGAACTGGTTTCGAAGATTCATTTCACCACCGCTCGCCGCCGGAACCTATAACGGTTTCACGATTTCGACCTCGCTTGGGGCTTCTGAGAGTAACGCTGCAAGCGATATGTTCGAGACGGGTGGGCTCCACATCGTTTCGTGGCGCCCCAGTACTGGCGCAGTCGTAGATACATGGCTCGCTGGGCCGGGCGGCGGGTTCGCGTTGACCGAGCCGGGTACATCTCAATCAGTCTGCACGAAGTCTGTAGCGGGTTTCGGGCCATTCACCGTACAAGATGGTGACGTCCTCATCGTTGAAGTCTGGTCGCAACAGAGCCAGTCGATGGGAACGGCCTACACCAACACCGTCTTCTATGACGGCACGACTGAGGGCAGTACATCTAATATCGCTGCATATGTCGACTTCGGAACCGACATCGCCCTTCAATCTGCTGGTTCTACTATCTCACCGAGTGCCATTGATTCTGGAGAGGCATTCGGAACTCCGCGCTTCGATCCAATTCGACTTCAAGGTATCATCTCTGGGGAAGTAGTCCCCACTCCAATCATCCAGCGCGGTATATCACCAGCTGGTATCGTCTCCGAAGAATCAGTCGGCGGCTTGTGGGATAGGTTAGAAGCTCCAGACGGCACTCTAATCTCGGTTTATGATGGACCAAGTGGTAAGTATCAGGAACTTGCCGGCACACCATCCATTCTAGATAACCACGTCATTCCTAATGCGAATGGTAATAACGCGCGGCTTTCAGCGGCCAGTGCGCAAGATCAATTTATTACATCGATGCGGTTTAATCTGGGTGCAGACGGGGTATCCAGAGGCACTGCAATTAGATTCCGCTATTCATCAAACAGTGACTTCCTCTTTGTAAAAGTTAGGAGATCTACTACTCCGGTTTGTCAAATCCAACTTTGGCGGAGAGTTGGTGGTGTCACAGACGGATCACCTCTAGCAAGTGTCACTCTCGCATCGGACTTCTTCGTTGCTGACACTGAGTATGAACTAAAGGTCGTAGTTCAAGGCGACTCCATCAAAGCATATATCGATGGAGTACTTCAGCTAGATGCTTCTAGTTCATTTCTCGATACTGATCAGACGGCTACTGGTTTCTGTTGGACTTTCGAGGAAACTAGAGCTACCGGTCAGTACATCGACAACTTCTACGTTTCTCAACTTGTACTAGAGAGAAGTCTAGGCCCAACTGGGATTGATTCAGGTGAGGCAGTTGGTTCTCCGACCTTAGTTCAACCAGCTGGTGCGCTCTCAATTCTTCCAACCGCTATCAGTAGTGGCGAAGCTCTCGGAACTCCCACCCTCGTGCCGGGATCGGTCAGGATCCTACCAGGTGCTATTGCATCTTCAGAGGCTCTGGGAGTTCCGACCTTCATAGCAACCGCCAATATTCTGCCCAGTGGCATTTCTAGTGCAGAAGCGGTAGGAGCGCATACTCTTAAAGCTACTGCCCTAATTCTTCCAAGTGCTATCATTTCAGTTGAGGCGGTAGGAAATCCGACATTACTGCCTGGTGGTATCACCATTCAGCCAACAGGAATTACGTCGGCAGAGACGATCTCTACACCCACTCTGAAAGCTACCTCTAGTATTCTCCCATCAGCTATTGGAAGTGCAGAAGCCTTTGGGGCTGCGACTCTACTTCATGGTGGAGTAGTAATCGCACCTACCGCCGTTCCAAGCGCAGAAGCTGTTAGTAATCCGGTTCTGGTAGCTATTGCTAATATCCTGCCAACAGCTATCATAAGTGCGGAGTCTGTAGGGTCACACACTCTTAAAGCTACTGCTAACATTCTACCTACTGCGATTGCTAGCGCGGAAGCTGCTGGAACACCAACATTAGTAGCGACGGCCATCATTCTTCCAGGCGGTATCGCTTCCGCCGAAGCATTCGGTAATCCTACTCTTGTAATCGCCTCATCAGGTGTTACAGTTCTACCGACCGCTATCCCAAGTGGAGAGGCCGTCGGAAATCATACGCTGCTTCCGGGCGGAGTGACGGTCGCCCCAAGCGGCATCCCGACGGCAGAAGCTCTAGGGACTCCGACTCTGGTAGCTTCTGCCGTCATCGCGCCTACAGCTATAGTATCAGCGGAGGCAGTTTCTACACCTACGCTGAAAGCTACAGCTAACATTCTACCGTCGTCAATCGGAAGTGCTGAAGCACTCGGTTCTCCTTCACTGCTTGCTGGTGGAGTTCTAATTCAGCCGACGGGGGTTGCTTCTGCGGAGTCAGTTAGTAATCCGACTCTTCAAGCTTTCGCCTCTATTCTTCCATCTACAATTGCTTCTGCCGAAGTTTTCGGAACTGTTACACTCAGAGCCACAGCTAACATCCTACCGACCGGAATCTCAACCGGTGAAGTGGTTCCAGTACCAACACTTCTTGCGGGTGGAGTACTAATCCAACCCACAGGGATTATATCTGCTGAAGTAGTTCCTGCTCCCACCCTAGTTGCTACCGCGACCATTCTCCCTGTGGCAATCATCAGTGGTGAAGCATTCGGAGCCGTTACCGTTCTCCCTGGCGGAGTTCTGATTCAACCAACAGGGATCGCTTCAGCTCAAGCTCTTGGAACTCCAACTCTTATTGGTGCTCAACTCTTCATTTCACCAACTGGAATTCCTAGTGGTGAAGCTGTTGGTACCCCATTCCTGCGATTGAGTAGACTCTCGGTCGTAGCCATCCCGAGTTCTGAGGCGTTCGGAACGCCAACTCTTATTGCTACATCGAAGATTATTTCAACAGCTATTGCAAGTGCTGAGAGCTTTGCTCCAATAGTCTTGAAAGCTGTTGCGTCTATTCTTCCTAACGCTATTGCAAGTCTAGAAGCTGTCGGTAATCTTACCGTCAAAGCTACGGCTTTCATTCTACCAACAGGGATTTTCACAGGAGAAGTAGTCCCGGTCCCGACGCTGTCTGCCGGTACTCAGTTCATCTCGCCGACGGGTATTCCTTCTGCAGAGAGCTTCGGCTCCCCAACGGTTCTTCATGGTCAAGTCATTGTCAGTCCTGCCGGTATAGTTACCGGAGAAGCCCTTGGCCTGCCCACGCTTCAACCCGGGCAAACTAGAATTATCCCGACGGGGGTGCCGAGCGCTGAGACGGTAGGTAATCCCACACTGGTCCCGACTTCTCAAGTCTTGCCAGTTGGAATCACTAGCGCAGAACTCTTTGGTCTGCCAGTCTTCAAACCGTCTAATATAATCGTAGTAGAAGGCGTCGCATCTGCCGAAGTCTTCGGTTTCCCACAACTCACTATCCCTCAGTTCATTCTTCCACAGGGGGTCCAGTCGCAGGAGATCTTCGGACTCCCCGTGGTTCTGGGCGCAATAATTAGATGGAAGTGGTTGCGTCAAAGTGGGTTTGCTGGTACTCAAACCGGCGGTTGGCCAGAAACTCAAGAAGCTGTAGCCGGCACTGTAAAGAATGAAGGCGAGACATGACCCCAATCGAAGCAGTTCGGCTAAAGTCTTCAGATAGAAGTACCATCACTCGTGAGAAGACAGTAGGGACTGGAGACGACCAGTTCATTAAGTTGAAGAATACAAATATCTTCACTTCTCCAGCCCCTATTATCTCGAGAAATGGAGTAAATCTTATAGAAGGAGCTGATTACACTATCAACTACGAACAGGGGATAGTGGCTTTCTCAGCTCCTATGACGGTAGGAATTACGTACGAGTTCACCTATTACTGGAGCATTTTCAGTGATGTTGAAGTTCAGTACTTCCTCGATGACTCAGGTTCGAATGTCACAATCGCGACGGCGATGCTACTTCTTGCGTGGGCTGCGGATGCCGCACGACTCGCCAAGCGACAAACTCTATCAGGAGGTGGTGGGCTCGGACAGACGGTCATTGATACTTCAGTTGCCGCTAAGGAACTTCGAGCAACAGCCAAGGCTCTGATCGATACTCAGGCGGACCTGGGAGAAAGCATTCCCGCCGAGGGATTCACCGAGATTCCTTGGACAGAGGGAGTTTATCGTCGTCAGGTAGATCAGCACATCATTAGGGAGAGCTGATGTACCAAGAAGACATTGCGCGAGAAACCACTCGTCATCTTAGAGAGCATATCAAGGATTACCTAGATGATATCTGGGCACAGTACACTGGAGAACTCACAGTTCCCCTAGTAGTGCCGAAGAGAATTGATATCTCTTCGAGCGTAGGGGGAATGATTAATGAGTTCGATCAGATTCTGCCACAATACGGAATTGACATCTTAGGGAAAGCATTCTCACCGACGGACGAGTCCCTGTGGAGTTATGAATACCCTGGGCAGATTAATGGGCTAGTTCATGGGGGTAGTAGAGAGTCCGTAGATTTGCTCATTGGGCGGCACGCTCGCGCGGTAGAATTCTTCATCCGTCAACACAAGTTACTTCATGAATTCAAAACTAATAACTTCAGTCTTCTTGAATTAGCTTTCGCTGGAGTAGACTTCTCTGGAGCTGAAGAGATGGTAGATTCTGAGAGTGGAGGAACTACCTGGTTAGCGGGATTTAGTATCAACGCGTCATGGTTCCTTAGCGAAGACGGTCCAGACGATCATGGCTCGTAGACTTCCTAATGGTCGGTTCGCGAAGGTGACGGTTATCCCACCAGCGGGAGGTATTTCTAGGCCAGTTTCTATGGGTGGCAATCTGGTAATCCAGGTTCGCACCAATGCCAAAGAGATTGCTGAAGTTGCCCAGGACCTACGAACCAGGGTGGGGTCTGCCATCATCTCAGATGCTGATAGACGGGCATCAGTAATTCAGCAGCGACTTCGAGCTGCAGTACTAGGAGCTTACAATAGGGCTTCTACTGGTCGGTTGGGCAGAGGCATCTTCGCCAAAGCCACTAAAACTGGAACACCAGAGGGTGGAGTCCAGACAGTAATCCGCGTCACTATGTTCAACTATCGCGAGGCTAATTTTCTAACCAATCTCGGCGGAAGAGGATACTTTCAACGCTTCCCAGTGGGTCCTTATCGTATCTTCGCACAGGGGGTCGAAGGGGCTCTCTCACTTCTTGCTCCATCCCGCAAGAAAAACACATTGAGAAGCTCTCGAAAGACTCTCTCGATTGTGAGGGAGCATGAAGTAGGAAGACTTAAGGTCCCACGAAAGTCTTCATTCTTTACATCTGGCAGAGCACCTGGAAGGGGAGGCGCTGAATCACGAAGAATTGGAGATATCGGGGGTTCAGCCGACTTTACACCATTTCAAGGACCATTCATACATCCTGGAAATAGAACGGCTGATAGGGCCGGTCATTTCTTCTTTTACCCCCTGTGGGTTAATCATCCCGGTTTCTCCGAGGATGTCATCTCTCTAGTAGCACTTGAGGAAGGAGCGAGGTTTACGACCGAGATTAAAGATAAAGTCGCGGCGGTGTCTACTGACATTCCGGTTGCAAAGACCTCAGTTACCTTCAAACCAGGACGGAGGATTACGTGAGTCAGCGACAAATTCTAGAAAACTCAATTGATCTTGTGAAGACCGCTAGGGGTCCCGCGAAGATCCTATATGCGGGGTCGGGCGTTCCGATGCCGACACTTATCGAGAACGTCATCAACCCGACTACAGGAGCGCCAGCCGCAAGCTGGGTTCCATTCGGTCTCACACGTGGTGGAATCAATGTTGTCAAGAATCTCGATATCGCGGTTCGTGATGATGTTGACCAAATCATCGGTGCTTACGATCAGGATATCACGGATCGTTCGTATCAGCTTGTAACTCAGCTCGCTGAGGTTCTCTATGATCAAACCCGTCAGCTCGCAGTCGCGATGGAGATGGGGCAGATCGCAACTACTGTAGTTGCGACCGCTGGACAGCCGACTCAGGTGATGAGGCTTCTGGATGACAATGACAATAAGACTGAGGAACGACGTTGGGCTGTTGTCTTCCCGAAGTCAGCGAATGGGAAGCTCCTCGCATTCGTCTTCCGACGTGGTGCGGTTGCTGGTGGGGAGAAGACTATGAGATTTGATAAGAACGATCCCGCTAGTCCAGCGCTCGATCTTCGGTTTTTCCCGGAGATTGCTACCACAATCCAGGCCGAGGATCAGTACGGCCGTATCTTCGAGATTGAGTAATGGCTGAGAGGCGGCAAGCAGCTCGGCGTGAACCCATTGAAGTGGAACTTCAGGATGGGCGAGTCTTTATCGCTCATCCTCTCCCTTGGATGGTAGCTAATGATCTTGGCAATGAAATCGTTCGACAAAATCTAGAAGCAGCGAACGAGCTTGTCAGGATGTGGGTTAGTGATTCCGGGTTGCCTGAGTTACAGATGCAATTCGCTAAGAAGATTACTGACTGGCAAACAGTGTTTAGGATGGCTTATCCAGATGAGTCCATCGATAAGTTCAATACTCCTAATGCTCCCAGTTTGGACGAGTCAGCGGATCTTATCTTGGCAGCTCTTGATGTAAATCATCTAGAACACATCAAGCATCTAGTCGACCCAAACTACCAGCCCCCGATGATTCCTGGTGGGACCAATTCCTCACAGGAGACGGAGGGGGAGAGTGGGAAGAAGACAACATCTATTCCAGACTCAGACTCTCAGGGTTCAGCCGAGTTGACGCCCTTGACTTGACGAGAGGAGAGATGTTGAGTATTCTTGGTGTTTGGATTGAAGCTAAATGGGACGTTCGTAGATGGGAACTTGCTCTTAGGACTGACAAACCAGTCGAAGTTTATCAGGAGATGCTCGCCGATAAGCGGGCTGATGAAAATGCCCCGAAAATCAGCGAACTCAGTCAGCAGGAACAAGACTGGTTGAGGAATAGCGGATGACAAGTACTCGCGGCAATCCAAGAATTGGCCAGAGCGGCAGTTCCCTAACATCTCTGGGAGCGGTCGGTGGACCACGAGGTACTGCGGCGGGAGCTCTGCGAGTACTTGTAGAGTTCCTGACCCAGTATGATCCTAAAGCAATTCAACAACTCGAGGGTGATCTTCAAGGGCTCAGCCAGCTTGAAGAGAAGCTGGGTAATGATCAGATCAAGATTGCTGATAGGGTTGCTAAGCAACGGCAGAAGATCACGGAATCAGAAGCTCTAATTCAAGCCAAATTTACTGATCGACAAGCAAAAGCTGCACTCAAGCAGAGTCAGGTTCTTAGAACTACTGGACGGCCCTCTGATACTCGTCAGGCCCAACAACTCCTTTCATTTGCCATCAAACGACAGGGGCTTTCAGCAAGCGAAGAAAAGATCGTTAGAAATCTAGTTGGAGCTAGAACTCGACTAGTCGCTTTGGAGAAGCAAGCACTTTCTATCTCTGCTGACCGACTGGCTGTGGAAGAACAAGAACAAGCAGTTTCTGGACAGCTAAGCCAATTTCAGCAACTTAGAGCTAATCTTCCTAGTAAGCTTGGTGGTCTAGCTCTGGGAGCAGTTGGTGGCCTCGTTGGTGGGGCAATCATCGGTGTAGGTTTCCAAGCTGCTCAGGAAGCCCTCGATGCAATCGCTGAGGGTATTAAAGATCTTATCGACCCCGCACGTCACGCGCGTGAGGCAATTCATGACATTGGTCCAGAAATCGAAGCTCTTGCCACAGAGGGGGTTTCTCGAACACAAGCAGCAGCTGCTTTCCTGAAATCATTGGGGATTAATGCGGATGAAGCTACAGTATCAATCTTATCTGAGGCCGCAGCTCAAGACAAACTTTCTGAGTCTCTTGATAAGCAGGCTTCTATCAATGAGATTAAGCAGCATGCAGATGCTCTAGAAATCGAGAACGTTAAGCGTAAGGCGGCGGAACTCATCGCTGAAGCTACAGCTAGCGGCGACCTAATCACTGTCAAGAAACAGGTCGGTAAGGGCCAAATAGAAGTAGCGGACGCGGCTTTCTATGAAGCTCTAGCTCATAGCATTCTACGAATTGAACTTGATAAGATGAAGCAAGCTTCTGACGAGGCAACTGCGGCTCAGGCGAGACTTGAAGCTCAGATGCAAGCTACAGCTGCTCTTGCTTCTATCGCAGCGCGAGCCCTAGCAGAAGCTATTGGAGCTGGAGCAGGAGCGCTCACAAGCCCCTTCGACGAAAAGATCCAGGCACTGCGGGATGCTAGTTCAGAAAGTGCCAGAACTCGAGCAATTCAAGCTAAGATCGATGCACTTCAGAATACTAGTGGTGATACCAGTAGAAACAAAGAGCTTGCTAATATTGCCCAAGAAAGAGAACTCATTCTCCTTCGTCAGAGACTTCGTCTGCTCGGTGCTAATATCGACTTGGATAAATTCTCTGGCAAGTTCTTGCTTGAAGCAATCAATGCTAAGATTAAGGCTCTAGATAAACAGGCCGCAGCTCAGGATCGCCTTAATAGAGAACTTGATCTCCAGCTTAGAGCCTCTCAAGTTCTGAAGCGACAAGAGGGTGAGAGTGTCTCTGACTTCCTCCAGCGTCGTGCAAAGGAGAACCGAGACGTTCTCTCAGAGCAGCGTGCTCTAGAAACTGAGAAGGTCAAGGAGAGGCTGCAAGAGCTTCAAGAGAAGACTCAGGATGAAGTCGCGCTCGCTGAACTCGCAGAGCGCAAGAAAAATGCTCTAGCGAAGAGTGGCACTGATAGTCGAATCAAGCAACTGCAGAAGGAACTTGAGGCATCGAAGAAAGCTGATGCAGCTGCTCTTAAGAACAAGATTGCTGCTCTCGAAAAAGAGCGTGACGCCCTCAAGAAACAGGCTGACAACGCCGAGTACTACGCCACTGTGGCAGCCAATGATGAGATTAGACAGGCCATTCGAGCTGCTAACTCTATCGAGAAGATCGCTCAGTTGAGCGGTGCTTCTCGTGGACTATACGCGGCCAAAGCATTCTTGACGGCGTTGCTTCAGTCAGGAGTATTGAGTCCAGAAGACGTCAAGCAGGTTCAAGCAGCTATCGATCGAATCAGTGGTACTTTGGGTGCCCTCGCTGAACAGCAGTACAATATCGGACGAAATGCCATCGTGAAAGAGGGGCGACCAGCTTTCGCTAGTGGTGGTTTCATCCCGTTGAATACTGGTTCTACCCCATTCGGGAGCAGTGCTCAGTTCGGTGAGAAGGGTACTGAAGCTGGAATGCTAGTGCTTACTACCGACATGCTGAATAAGATGAAGAACAAAGGAACGGGTCAAGAAGGGATCGGTCAGGTCAATATCTACCGATCAGATGATCCACAGAGAGATTACTGGCGGACTAAGCGTGCTGTCAGGGATGGGATTTCGGAGGCACTCCATTGAATCCTAATCTGATCTATCTTTCGCACGCAACCTACGTCGGTCCATCAGGCGCTACAGCGGCAGCGACCTACGCTTTCTTCACCAAGGACCTCAAATCTCCAGCTGAACCCAGGGCTATCGACAAGGATATAGTAGTCAATCAGAACGGTAAATTCAAGTACATCTATGACAATGGTCCTGGGTTCAGACAATTCCCGCCATTCTCAATTCTTTGTGAAGCTAGATTTGAGATTTTGTTGGGTGGCGGACCAGATACTCAGTATGCTAGACTTCGAGAGATGTGGGAGCATAGGGGGTTGCTCGGTTTGAAAGTACCAGATGGAACTTACACTATAGCATGGTCATCTGATCTTGACCAAAACTTCAGGGTGTTTCCCATCACTGCTGGGGCAACCCAGATAGAACGCGAAATCGTCGTCCAGTTCGAGGAAGCACAATGAGCGGCAACACCAACTTTCCTACAGCTCTGGACGACAATACCTCACTCATAGATGTCACCGATGGGGTAAGTTCTATCGCAGCTGCTCATCACAATAACTTGAAAGAAGCAGTCAAAGCTCTAGAAGCTAAAGTGGGCATCTTCAATACTGGTGCTCCCACTTCGTTAGATTACCGTCTTGGACATCCAACTTCGGGACATACCCATGATGGTGCTTCCGGAAATGGTGGACCACTCTCAGCTTCAGCACTGACTGGGTTTCAGGTTCCTCGTCATATCGTTCAGTGGTATTATCAGGGATCAGTACCATCTGGAGCTAGCCTAGGCGCCCCTGTGGTTTTCTCTCGAACGATGCAGTTGGAATCAGTTAACGTACAGATGAGACGAGCTCCATCTGGAGCAACTGCTGCATTCGATGTCAACTTCGGTCCCACTTCTGTGTGGGTGGCCTCTCAGGGATTGCGTCCCATCCTTCCGGCAGGAACCGCAACGTATGCGCACGCTAGTCCCAATCTAGTAACTTATCCCTCTGGCACACTTCTGACAATTGATGCTGATAAGGTAGGAACTAACGAACCGGGTTCTGACGTCTCCATTGTCTTCATCTTCAAGGAATAGCGATGCCAGCCAATATCTACGGTACAGGAGTTCTATACGGCACGGGCGCGCTCTATGGTAGGATCGGCGCGCTGTTGTCAGGTGCTCAAGATCTCACTGTTCGTGAAACTGCTTTGAAAGTCTCCATCATAGACGAGCGAGTCAATAGATGGGAATTCTTCACTGGAGACGGAGATCCAGTTAATAGAGACTTCCTACCACAGGGAAATAACGCAACTCTTCAAACTTACTGGTCTTATCGATCTCAGCATGCTGTAGTGAAATTGGCCAACGGTAATATCTACCGTGTAAGAGTTGGAGATGGGTCGTTAAGCGATTTCAATATCTACGATCAAACCATCACTGACCCAACCGTCGCATCTCAGTGGCATTCGTGGAGTCTTCTTTATTCAGGAACTCATTTCGCAGTAGCAGTTGCTGCTAATGGAAGCACTCCGCATGTGTACTCAACGAAGTCGGATGGGCTCTACAGAGATAACGTTCTCAAGTGGTCACGAAGTGGCCTAATTCTCATTCGCCCTGTGGAGAATACTTTCGACGCTCTCTTTATCGGAGAGGTGAGAGAAGACGCCGTAGACGGGGCGGGCATCTACAGGACTATCGACTTCTGGTACACTAACGATATCATGGCGACTACGCCAGCTAGAGATCCTGTCAACTATCGATGGTACTCTAACGGGATTGAAGCCCAGCTGTTGACTGATGGAACGGTTATCAGATATCAGGTGATGCCACGATACGATCCACGTTCCAGAAACAATGGCGACTCTATCACCGTCTGCAAGATGCCTTCAATCTCTACTAATGATCCGTCTGCCCCCAGATTGGTCAGGGGACTCGCTGGTGAAGTAGGGCATAATCTTATCAGAAGTCCTTTGGTCAGTGGTCCACTCAGTGACGGATACTACTACCTTCTTTACTCAGAGGGGCACCGCGATAACGATTACGAGCTGACTGAGAATCCAGGACAGAGCACCCAATGGCAACGCTCCAAAGATGGAATTCATTGGTCAGAGCCAGTAACTTCTGGAACTCCTTTAAGTAAATTGGTAGAGCATTCTGGGTATGTCTGGATCGTCAGTTATGAGAACATCTGGCGTAGACCAGCAACTTCCGTTCTGTACGATATCTCTAACTACGTACCTCGCCTATCGTTCGAAATCCCACGAGACAACCAAGAAGCTGGCGGCGAGTGTACCGTAGCTAATCCAGATGGAATTAACGCCGCAATTCTTAACTTGTCCGACCGAAGGATGAAAGTAGAAATCGGATTAAGGACTTCAACTGGGACCTATGAATATGCCGAGTTCAATGACTGGTGGATTAAGAGAGCTACTAAAGTCATTGATGGGGCGGCCAATCGAATCACTGTCTCATTTGGTGATATCTGGACACGACTGAACTCCAGTCTACGTGATACATTCAACTTCGTGGGTCAACTAAAGTGGAATGATTGGGGCACCAGTCGAAGGAATAAGAAGTTTAACTACTTCTTTGTCAGTGACACTGCCCCTGTGGAGAACGGCAGTCATCTAGCTACTAAAGGCATAGTTCTCTATACTGGCTGGAAAGGACAGAATGCTACTGCAAAGGTTCACTTCAGTTCAGTAGTTGGTAATCCCTGTATCGTCTTCAGATACATTGATGCCAAGAATTATCAGCGCATTGAGAAGAATGGTTCTACTCTTTATCTCTATGATAAGGTCAACAATGTAGATACTCAAATTGCTAGCGCCGCTTGTTCATCAGATACTAGTCCGACTCTGATGGTGGTCTTCAAGTGGTTTACTTATGAAGCGTACGTGGATGACGTGTTAGTCTTCTCGGGCTCTTATCTAGATCAGCCCAATGTGAAACCTGGTTATGTAGGATTCAAAGCAACTAGTTATTCTATCAATACTTTTTCATTGACCGACTGGGAACCTATCATCACAGAAGAAGAATTGATTCGTACTGCGTTGGCGATGGGCGACTATCACGACGTAATCACTGGAGAAAGTTCAGCTGAAGAGCTAGCTATCATTTGGGGACCACAGACGGATGTTCCTACACCTGGGGATGGGTTGCGCAGCGCTCTCGAGGCGATGAAATGGGACTTGGTCTGGAATGATGGACGAGTCCGAGTCGGTAGTTTCAAATCTACTGACATCATCAAGATCATCGAAGATCGAGTCGTTAAGACCGACTATGTAGATGAAGCCAGTAGACGCATCAACATGGCAGCTGTCGATGGCAATGAGGATCCTTGGCTTGAAACTGACGTTGCAGATACACAAGCACGTGATCGTCAGATTTCTGCATACTTTGATCTACCAGAATTGACCACCTCTGATGCAGTCCGTGAACGAGCATTGGAGGAGATTAGAAAAGGTAAGATGGGGAGAACTCCTGGCGGTCAAGTGCCACTCTTCTTCGACCTGTGGCGCATGGATGTGATCACTTGGGTGGATAATGCCGGTGAATCATTCAACACTAGAGTAGAGGGTATCTCGGCTGAGATTGAACAAGGTATGGAACCGTCTCAGCGAGAGACTCTAGATCTGAGTTTGCTCGATGCCTAGAGAACGAGCGAAACTATCTGTTCAGGAACTATCAGCCATTGAGAATAGACATCGTGTCTATCGAGCATTCCTCGCAGAAGAATATGACGGTATTGGACAGTATGTTCATATCACTCTTTCGAGGAATGCTGTGACTGTCGGAGTTCGTGCCCGAGTAGGTTCTGGGGACTTCGGCACAGGGCAGAAGATTCCAGAGGGAACTCTGGTGACGGTCGCTTCTTATCGTGGTCACCTTGAGATTTTGTCCTTAGGTGCGAAGTGACACGCGTAGGCGCGCGTCGGCGAGTCTCTGAAGTATCACGTAGACCAGCGCGTATAGTCAAGGCGTATCTTGCAGAAACTTATGACGGTATAGGACAGGTCGTCAAGGTGCAGATGTCTCTGGGAGGAGTAACGTCTGCTTTAAATGCAAGGATTGCTGCTGGTGATTTCGGAGGTCAGCGAATTTTTCCAGCTGGTACGCCTGTCATCATCACTTCTATTCGTGGACAGCTTGAAGTGCTATTAGGTAATATTCCCCAGCTCTGCGTGTTTCTAGATAACTTCGAACGACAAGAATCTACTCCCGGTCTCATTAGTTATGATGATACAGCTTGGGTCTATGATTCTGGAGTCGGTAACGTAATTCCAGTAACAGACGGAGAAAACCTAGCGATCAACTTCACAGCAGCTAATCGTCTTGCTTACCAATACTTCGATGTACTTGTTGGAACTGTCCCTGATCTTCTGAAAAAGACTGAAGCCTTCTCTTTCAGAGCAAGGTTCAAACAATCAGCTATCACTACTAATGGGATTGACACCGTTCGCTTCGAGTGGTATAACGCCGCTCGTTCTGGAGTCATCACTTTTCTGCTTAGCTTGCGATCAGGTTCTTCTACCATTCGACTTGTCATGCCAAATGAGTTTTCCTCTTCCATTTCAATCCCCACTCTTCTAGTAGATACTTGGTATATCGCACATCTAGATGTAAAAGCGGGTTCTTACGGAAGAGCGAAAATTTATAAAGAGGATGATGGACCCGGGGATTGGATTATTAATCTAGGCGAGACGTCCAATTTCGACCTCTCTACTTCCCCCTTGTGGGACTTCACTAATGAATTACAGAATGGATACATCATGACCAGGCTGTATTCAGATCTAAAATTTTGCCCACCTGAAGAACCCTAATGGATCCAATTCTGAGAGAGCTTTTAGGATATGGAGTATTGGGACTGGTTTTAGTCCTAGCTATGATTGGTTGGATTGAATTCAAACCAATAGTTGATGAAAGAAAGGCACGTGAGAAGACTAAAGATGAAATCATCGCCAAATTAGCGGACGCGATCGAAAGGATCGCCGATAAGATCGAGGCGAGACTATGATCAATTGGCTCAAGAGCTTACGGAGACACCTCTTCGGAAAGACCGAAAATGAAATTCGTGAAGAGGTTTATCAAGAGCCTACGATCAAGCATGCCCGTGAAGGTTTACAAAGGGTTGACTGGATTTTGGTAGAACTTCAAAAGCTTGAAAGGAAGCGTAGATGAGTTCAGGGGATCTTCATAATCTCTTCGATCTTTATCTGACTCTACTCTCGCTTCTAGCTATCCTTATCGTTCCAGCTTCACTGTATTGTACGATACGAGCGTGGGGATTTGTTAGAAAGTACCGAGGGTATCGATTACCTACCGTCTTCGCAATCGTGAATACGATTGCATTTCCAGCCGCTTTTTTCATTGGAATTCTAGCTTGGAATAGGCTTGCGGGTAATCCTTCACCTAATTGGACACCCCCAGTTAGTGCTGCTGTATTCATCCTCTTAGACATCATCCCTCTCATTACGACGGGATATATGGTTTGGGTTGATAGACGGAGTAGAAACGAGAGACGTTCTCCTCCATCAGAGTAGAAAGGAAGGCGGTATGGCAACTCTCGGCGGTTATATTCTTAATCGCCATAGGTCACAGTATGATGATGGTAACTCAGTTATCACTCATCATGAAGGCTGTACATGGACAACTGGAGCTAATGGTGCAGACGCTTCTACCGGTGGACGTGTAGATAAAACGCCCGACCAGATTCATACCTTAGTTTCGAACGACGAAGAGACTAATCCAACTCCCGGCTGGTCGTTACCAGATCTGAAAAAGGCAATGGACAGGTTAGGAATTCCGTTCGAAGATAAGTCCGGTACTGGATGGGCAGCTGCCATCAGTGCGTTGATGGCGAGTCAGTACGTTTCATTACAGGGAGATTCTGACCGATTCCCAGATGGGTGTTCTGGCGAATTCGACGGTGACCATGACTTAGGCATCTTCCCAGTTTGGAGAACTTTTAACGGTCTTCGTCAGTGGTGGATCAATGATCCCATCTGTCCCACAGGGCGTTGGGAATATGAGTATATTCTTCGAAACTACGCAGTGAAGTTCTACCCAACTGTCAGATTTGGAGTCTTCACTCATTCAGTTCCGAGGGCAGTAACTCCCACTCGTTTCCGGGTAGTTATCACTGGCAGAACTAGGCTCTACTCAAAAGTGAGGGGAACTTATGTAGGTACCGTCACAAAAGCAACCTATATCTGTACCAAGGTGAAAGCTTCTGACGGCCTGTGGTGGTATCGTATCGTAGAGGGTAAGCGAACCGGACAAGCTTTCAAAATCAATCGCTACACTAAAGCTACGAAGATCTAGGAGGGTAGGATGACTTACTCAATTAGCCTTACTGGTCATGGCGCAGCATCTGATGATGTGAAGGAGGTTTTCGAGAATGCCGTCAGGGCGCTGAGGAAGGTGAATGAGCTTGGAATCCAGGACGTAAAGTCCGGTATCTCAAACACCGCTTATCTCTCTGGTTCAGCAGGTGGGATGGGGATCGACGGCGACAACTTTACAATGAGTGTAACTGATGTCGCGGATGTTGATGAGGACGAAGTTCTTGATGAGGAAGAGGTAGAAGACACCGACCCAGAAGCTGAGACTGCAGCTGGAACTGAACCTGATGCCTGATATCACTCAACCCGTCGCTGAAGTCATCACTGGTGGAAACTTAGTTGCGAAGCTAACTACGAAGAAGCTTATTAAGGACTTCATCGTAGATGTGATTACGAGTCTGCCAGTTTCTGGAGTCACAATCACCGTTGCCAATATCCAAGACAAAGCAGCTTTAGTAGCTGTTCTCTTTGGAATTGGGAATGCGGTCGGTGGAGCAGTCCTTAGATTAGTTCTAAGGTGGGCTCAATCTCCCGACTGAGGCGGCTTGGAATTACGCTTGCGCAATCGGGCCTCCTGGATTGCGTCGAGCCGGTCGAGAACGGCGAGAGCCATCTCGACTGAATGGACCCGGTGAGCAACGCCGCCTGCTTGCCGGGTCTTTCTAATCCTGTCAGCTTGGAGGTCAGTAAGTTTCTCCTCGGCATCTCTTTTGACCTCGAGGGCGACGTACCTACCAAGATAGCAACCGACGATATCTAGGCGCCCTCTTGCCTCATACGGGTTGCCTTGAGTATTGTCCCACAGTCCCCCCCTCGCGCGCAAAGCCTTCAGAATCTTTTTCTGAACGGTGCGTTCGAGGGGGGGTTTTTTCATGCGATCTCCACGCTGGCGAGCAGATGCGCTCTGGCGCTGCAGGCGCTAATCCCTTCCCACATTCTGCTTCTTACCGTTAGCACGGCCAGCCCATTCACTAGACTCCGAACTTCTCTTGATTAGCGGCTACTTCGTCACGAAGGTTATTCCAACGTTCCCTCGCTTCAGTATGGTTGTTTCGTGCCACAATTAGTTCTTCACTCCGCTGAGCAAGAACATGACTGGCTTCGGCCAACTCATGAAGTGCAGGAATGACTGGCATTAGATTTGGTCTGGCCAATTCTGGACCAGCCAATTCTGGACCAGCCCATTTAGCAGTAGAGTTGGAAATATCCTTTGCTTCCATCATAGTCTCCTAAAGCTCGTCGACGTCAATTTCATCTTCGTCGTCTTCATCCTCGTCATCGTCAATGACGGGCTTGGTCTTCTTTGACTTCTTGGTCTTCTCCTTATTTGACTTCTTTTTGGGGGCCGGCTCTTCCTCTTCTTCCTCTTCAGTCTCGTCCTCTTCGTCCTCGTCTTCCTCTTCGTCCTCATCGTCATCTGACTCAGCGGCGGCTTTCAGATCCGCCCAGTCAGCCTTCGGGAATGTAGCAGAAACCTTAGAGGTATCCTTGCCGTTGTAATCATCATCTTCGAGTGTGATACCAATTCGCGGTTTCTTCGAGACGATGGTCGCGATCGGGATATCCACCGCGCTCTGTGGAACCTTATCTTCTCCGAGCAGATCCATAAGGAAACCGCGAAGGCTCCACAGGGACTCCTGCGTGAGCCCGGTCCTGTGGATAATTGACTTTCCAATCCCCTTCTTGTTACCCTCGAGAATAGTCAAATTCCAAGCCAGGTGCTTCCTGGAGGGATCATCCTTCTTAGTTCGCAGCTTGCAGTCCGTCACACGTGCTAGGTAATCACCTTCGGGAAGATGAGGGTTAGTTCCACCACCACCGCGCTCGATGCCAGTAAAGTCTACGGACAGGCTCTTGGGAGTCTTCATCCCCTGAGGCTTAGGCATTCGTCTCTCCTGCAATCTTGGCGAGGAAACCACCGAAAGTGGGGTTTCTCTCGATGTATTTGAGTTCCTCGAACCGGTTACCGGCCAAGTACCTCTCGTGTGGGCCTAGAAGCATCCGCCTCTCAAACACCTTCTTTCCTTTCTCATCAGTTGTTTCCTTTACATACATCCTCCCGATGATACTGACGGCCGAGAGAAGAGTAGAGCGTGGTGCTGGCGAGAGTTCTGGGTGGGAGATACTCGAACTGGTTCCATCTTCCTCCTCTGCAATGGTCATCTTCTCCTGAGCCGTGAAGATGATATGATAAGGCAGATTGCGGAACTTGATGATGGTATCCTTGATGTGTTCACCCATCTTACCCCACGACCGCTGATCGGGTGTCTTAGGATCACGGTTGAAGTCTCGGTCCGCGTCGTCCTTCAGAACCCATCGCATGCAGACCATCGCCAGCATTGTGATTGTGTCGATAACAACTACTTCGAAGTCGTGGTCTCCGCTTCGCAGAAGCCAGTAGATGGGGTCTAAATCTTCCCATTGTCTCACGCGATAGACTGACACGCGCTTGCCGTACTTCCGTACTGAAGCAGTACCCCTCTCGTTACAATCGATCACTAATGTGCGAAGAGGAGAGTCACAAGCGAAGCGAGTCTTTCCTACTTTATTCCTCGCATAGACCACCATAGAGATTGGTTCTATGATGTCTACCGATTGGATACGTTTACGTGCTTTCTCAATTTCATTCGTCTTCGTCTCCCTCGTCTGCTTCCCAATCCTCTTCGACGGCGCGAGCTCGATCGCCAAGCTTGTTCTCCTCCTTGATTGTGAATTTTTGCTTCCGCATTAGTGATGTGTCGAACCCATTAAGTTCGGATCGACAAAGATCATGGTATGCACATTGGGTGGAGCAATCTCGTGTGATGACGCGATAGCGTCTCTCAGTACTTCTGATGCGTTTTGCAGTTGAGAGACTGTCAAGGAGGATTTGTTTAGTAACCACACGTTCACGTGGAAGTCGATAGCGTCTAAGGAAAGGGGATCGCTTACGCAAGGGCCTAAGGACATCGAGAAATTCGGCCGGATCGAAGTTGTTATCCCTGAGGAATCTAAGCACTGTTGGGTAATCTGTGACAATCTTTCTCTTTGAGAGTGCACCAGCTCTTGTGAGTTGCGGGATTCCAGGCGGCTTGGATTTGACGTAGTTATAGATGACACCTGCGATATCCCATCCCCAGGCTTGCTTCGCCGCCCACGGATAGAGCATGAGTTGCGGATCCATTGCATGAAACGCTGTCGCCTCGGGGATCGTCCCTGCCGTTTTGTGGTCAACTACCCACCACCGCCCTTCTAGATCTTCGATGACGAGGTCGATGATACCTTGAAACGGCTGAACTTTACCGTTGATCTTGAGAGGGGTGTCGACCTCGAATGGCTGTTCTACAGCCTTGACGGTCCATCCTTCATTCTTCCGATAGAAGACATACGATTTCATGATACGAGTGACAATATCAGGAAGTGACGGTCCTCGTCTACCTCTCTTAGTTTCTAAACCGATTCGTTCTTCTTCGAAGAGTTTATTGTAATCCTTGAGATACTCATTGTGCCCGATGCGCCAATCACCCCCCACGTAATATGATTCGAGAGCCGCATGAACCCAGCTGCCAAGATAGAGAGGCCGGGCCTTCGCTTTGGGCACCAGGCGATCATCGTACTTGTATTCCCACTGCTTCGGGCATCGCTGGAACGTCTTAAGTTCCGACCAAGAAATCGCCTTGAGAGATTCTGTCACCGCCGCCTCCGTTATTACGCATTATAAGACAACACGTAATCCCTGTCAATCTTCCGTAATTGACACAGCGGCCACATTATGATGACCGGTGATATAGTGTAGATGTTGATCCAAGTCTTCAAGGAAGAGTTTAGGATGTCTACCATTCAGCATTCCGTTCTTGATTTGTCCCACAGTGATAAAGCGATTCTTATCAATGTCAGGAGCAATCTGCCGCATCCGGTCCGTCATCATTCCATTGAGACATACCATTATTGCATCTTCACCAGCCTCGAGAGCTGACCTCATTACTGTCAACATTTCAGTAGTTTTACCAGTAGCTCGGTTCCCCGAGATTACACGCATCAGTGTTCTCCCCAATGCTGACCGATCGTGACATCCGCTTCGATCGGAACAGTTGGACTATACCCGAACAGCTTCTTCAATGGCAGGTGCTCCATCACGTGCTTGGTGATTCTGGCTGCTTCTTCTGCGTACTCCTCTGTGGCTTCTAGGAGGATGGAATCATGAACGTTACCGAGAATCCTACTTCTAGTGTGATCGAGCTTCCTGGAGAGCCTGACCATTGATAGGACAGTAAGATCGCTCGCAAATCCCTGCACTGGAGAGTTGATAGCTTCTCGTTCAGCTTCTCCTTGAACTCCTTCATCGGTGGAGTTGATATTGGGAAGGTGTCTAATTCGTCCAATAGGCGAAGAAACTGCACCAATGTTTCGCACGATCCTTCGTTGTCGATTATGCCAATTCTCGAGGGCTCCGTATTGTTTGAAGAAGGCGTTGCGGTAGGCTTTGGCTTCGTCATCTGTGACCTCTGTCTGGTACTTCTCCTTGGCGTAAATCTTGAATTTCTTCCATCTCATTCCGTAGAGAAACCCGAAGTTGACAGCCTTAGCCATCTTCCTCTCTTCCTTCGTGATTAGTTCTGGAGCTTTGCCAAGAATTTTTGCAGCCGTTTGAAGATGCGGGTCTTCTCCGTTACGGAAAGCATCTGAGAGGGTTCGGTCTCTGGAAAACATAGCAGCAAGTCTGAGCTCGACTTGAGCAAAATCAGCTTCAATGAGACGCCACCCAGGTTCTGATCCGATGATACTTCGAATGTAAATATCTCGAGGCACCTGTTGCATGTTTGAGGATAGACGCCCGGTGACAGTACCGGAGAGATTGTAAGAGGTGTAAAGTCGTGGCTTGCCAGCGATAGCAACTCGGTTAAGCCAATTTCTAGTGTAGGTCGATTCATTCTTCTGCCACTTCCTTAGTTCCATAAGCAGAGCCACAGCCGGGTGCTTGTCTACCAGTTCAAGAAGAGCTGACTCAGCGGTGGACGGCTTCCCTGTGGGCGTGAGCTGGATGATGGGGAGTTTAAGATGGCCGAAGAACCAACGACCAAGAAATTGAGGCGATCTGAAGTTCGCATTGTCTCTTAGTTCTTCCGGCACCATCTCCAGCATCTCATCATTGACTTGAGCAATCTTGTGAAGAATGCTTCGATGACGGCGTTCAAGCCGCTCCATGTCCACAGGGAAGCCGTTCACTTCGATATCAACGAATGCTCGACAAGCGGGCATCGTCAGTCGAGTAAACAACCTAGCGAGTCTGGGTTGTTTCTTAAGTTCGTCGCGGAAGAGATGGTACAAACGGAGTGTGTAGTCGGCATCTTTTCCGTTGTAGATAGCAAGTTTACGAAGTGCTGTAGCATCTCCAGAGAAACTGATTCCGGCTTCATATTCATCAGCGCCGAGATATATTCGAGCGAGCGGTTTGAGGCCAGAGGGTCGGTTCTCATCGAGGAGATGAGCTGCAAGTTTAGTGTCAAAGTGGGCATATAGATGTACTCCTTTCGCTCTCATCCATGCATCATCAAACTTGACATTGTGTCCTACCATCTTCTTACCAGCGAGCGCTACGTTAAGCGCATCGTATACTCTTCTGATTGGTATGTCCCAGCGGGTAGCGGGGTGTTCCAACGAAACAACATAGGCTTTTCCCGGTTCCCATGAGAACGCCACAGTATGAATAAGCCCATTAGGACTCCAAGGATTAAGACCACCTTCGTTTTCATCTGGATCACTGCTTCCTGTCTCCACATCGAAAGCGATGGGTGTCTCCACAGTCGCGAGCATCTGACATAGACGCGCGAGGCCCTTAGAACTTTGAACTAACTTACTGTCAGTTTCCGGGCGACGATCTTCGCCTTTGGTCAGGCGGGCAAATGTCATCAGGTCCGACTTGAAGGACGTCTCTAGCCCTGGATTGCGCAGGACAGCCGCGGGATGGACGGTCACAAAGGCAGTACGGCCACCTGGCAACTGCTGTGCAGTACCCCTCTTCTTCATTACCCCCGAGGTCTTCAGGATTGAACGAAGTGCCGCGTTACCCATAACGAGAATGTAATCTGGCTTGACGATCTCAAGTTCAGACTGCATGTAAGTTGAGCACGCCTTGATCTGTCCGTTAGTCGGTGTTGCGTTATCAGGCGGCCGGCACCTAACTGAGTTCGTAATGTAGACAGTTTCTCTTGGGAGCCCGACTTCCGCAAGAACTCGATCCAGATACCTGCCTGCGGGTCCGCTGAAAGGACGAGCAATATCATCCTCCCTCGCACCTGGAGCTTCTCCCACAAGCATGATACGAGTTGGAACTGGCCCATCTCCCAAGAGACACACGGATTGGGCAGATTTGTAGAGGGGACAGAGCCTACAGTCTTCGTTCCTAACAGGGAGCCATACCTTCTTTCTTGCTTCTGGATTAAGGGGCATCAGCCGTGTTCCCCGGTACGAGGGTTCCAGTAGCCACCAGATGCAGTTTCCATTGGTGACCTCGGAGCTGGGTTAAACCATTCATGCCCATTACTTGAGCTATGTTTCTCATTCAGGGGATGCGCTTCTTTAATACATGGAGTGTAGATACATCTGGTTTTTAGAGGAATCCAACCTTCATCTCGAGGATCAGTAACTACGATTGACTCCTCGGGAACAGGTAGCTGGACAACCACAACTTTAGCTTCTCTGAGTAGTGATAGTCCACTGGCATCCCGATAAGCTGTTTCATAGTGAACTCGCCTGATCCCAGAGTTGACGATGAGCTTTGCACAGGGGAGGCATGGAGCGTGAGTGCAATGGAGTTCAGATCCGTCAGTGCTCGTTCCAAACCTGGCCGCAAACGCGATTGCATTCGCCTCAGCATGCACCGTTCGATCGCACCCCCCATGAGTGCCAATCTGGCATCCAACAGAAATGCAATGTGGGAGTCCGGCAGGCGCCCCGACATATCCTGTTGAGATGATTCGACCTTCTCGGGAGATGACGGCTCCGACTGATGCTCGTTCACAGGTGCCTCTTGTTGAAACAACCACAGCCAGTCGCATTAACCATTCATCACGATCCGGTCTTGAAAAACTCCTTGACAATTTCTGCCACCCTTTCTCTCTCCACTGAAAAAATATGCATTGACGAGATGTGCATAACTAGTCTACCCACTTCCACGTTTAGGGCTGTAGCCATCCATTGCCCCAATCGACACGCCATGTATACATCATCGTTGAAATGTCGAAAGAAATCACAAGATCGGATGTAATAAACAATCTTGAGTTTTCCTTCGCGTACCAGAAAGTGATAACCAAGGGTACATGGCACTCGTTGTCCATCTACTGCTCCTGTATCCTCTGGGAACCAGACTGGCAGATACGCTTGACGAGTGTAAGGGTTTCTCTTGAGCAGTTGAACAACATCCTCAAGATCACCATATGGGTATCGGAGTCCAAAGTTGCTGTGCCATTGGCCATTTACACCTGCGAATTTCGGCCAAAATCTTTCCGGATAAGTATGAGAGAATTTTTCATCGGAGATATGTACCGCGTTACCAGCTTGTGCAAAGGGCCATCTGACATGAGAAGGTGGCGGATTATACGGTATTCCCGAGACGCGTTCTTGAAAGTGTTCTTCGGCCCATGGTAGATTGGGATTGACTTCATCCTGCAATTCCTCTACTGTTTCTGGAATCTCCAAGGTTAGAGTCACATCTTCTATCTCGATTGTCTTCCCCTGTGGAATATCACCACGGATGGCTTGCCACTCACCTACATCTACTATTGGAGCTTCGGTTAGTAAGCCAGCGATGTTGAGATAGACGTCACGAAAACTCATTTGCGCGCGCTCTTCGGGAAGCAAGAGCGTGGACGCTTGCCCTCTTGTCTCATGTGAGCGTAAGTTTTAGCTCTATGTTCAATTGGAACCTTTGATAGTCTCTCATACTCTGCCTCGGTCAAGCCCCTCTCATTATCTCTGATTGCTTCATTGGGGTTATCCCAATTCAGCTTCCTCATATCACCCGTCTGCGGGTCGATAGCTCCCATTACATCGCCTCCTTGATTGCCTCTTCAAGCACGGCGACAGATCGCCGCCCTTTACCCATCAGTACAAGTTCAGAGACTTCACGAGATGTTCGCTTCTTCTCAGTCTTACGCATCTCGCCTTCTGCGTGCCACCCCTTAATTGTCAAGTTCTCCACAGGAAGGGGGGTGTAGACTCCTGATTGGGATCTCATATACTTGGTGCGCCACCTTCGTGCTGCTCTCCACTTAATCTCACCTTCATCTCGGTCCATGTATTTAATGTAGTACCGGATGGACTCCCCGACTCTCGTATCTGCTTCTGCATATTTCTCAAGCAGACCTCTCTGGTGGAGGAATGCGATGACTTCTACTGCTTTGATAATGAAGTTCGGGGCGTAAACTTGGAACTGGATGGTTGAAGGGTCGACGCCCATTCGCTCACCGAGTCTTCGAGCCACGAAGTCACCAAGCGCGTAATCTGCGACGCCACTGAACCCAAGTGATTGGGTACGAGTATAGAGCGTAAGTGTAGCAGGCTTTGGTTGTCGTCGGAAACTGAGACCGAGAAGACACTTCCCCCATTGGTGAGTTGCTTTCTTTCCACGGAAATTCGGAGGGACATCCTTGAACTGCCAGAGCGACTCATAGGTCTTCACATTCATCGCGTTGTTCACCCAGGCGTGGAGTGACTCGACATCCACGTACTGACCGGTGAACTTAGTCCACTTGGTTTTCGTGAGTCCGATGTCGCCCAGATCGAAGTCGAAGACTGCCGACTTGGCCAAGATGTGGTTATTGAATGAATGCCAGATATTACGCTGGAAATAGTCGATTGCTGGACGACCCTGTTTGTTTACAGAATCATCTAACATCGAGAAGTATGCACCTTCCCAAGCGGCCTTGATGTTAGGGAAAGTACCCTTAATCACGAATGCCCGCCTGTTCCCGCCGCAATCGATCTACTCGTTCTAGTTTCTTGACTAGTACATCTACGAATTCCTGTGGCTTGACCACCCCCATCAGCATCATCAAATCTAACACCACTTGGTGTTCGGCCTGATGAACCGTGGCTTCTCCATATTTGGCAATGAACTTGTCTCTGAGACTTTCTGGTTCTGCACCTCCAGCTTTATAGAGATTTGAAGCTGGCATTGGTACATGATTACCTGACATCTGAACCCTCTGAAAGGCCGCCCTTCTTAGCTGAGTAAGTTCCTGATGCAGCTCTCTGTCGATTGATCTCCTGCTTCCTCTGGTATGCTTCTGCCAACTCCTCGTCTGTCACACCCATCACTGTGAGCATATTACCGAGGAAGTGGAGTGCATCAATTATTTCATCCCTGACGCGCTCTCGGTTGACGAAGGGTTCATCTTTAGCCCAAGGCTTCCAGCTGAACTCCTCTCTGACCTCCGCCAATTCTTGAACAGCTGCAGTACAATTCCAGTTCAGATATTCTGCCATGATTGATGGTTCAAGCAGAGCTAATCTGTATTGGTTACCATACCCATAAGTCTCTCGTTGAAGCCTATCAGTTGACTCCAACCACCGCCACTGCCACTGCGTCATCTAAGTATTAGTCGTCTTCTCTGTGGATGTTTTCTCTTGTTTGATCCCTAGCCACTTCGCGTCATTCGCGCAGAGGTCTGCACCTTCTGGCAACTCTCCATGGAGTACTCCAGTCATCACGGTACCACAGTGGGCGGTGGGGTAGAAAGCATGACCGGCAGGTGGAGCTTCTCCAGCATGAACTAGCCCGGTATCATCACTAGCGTAGATAGGATTGATCTGTTCAATCATGGGAATCTCCATTCGATAGGCCCCGTGAAGCAATGGTGTAGAAGTGTGCAGAGGCCTCCTGAAAGATCCCAAGTGCGTCCTTCAACGTAAGGCCCTCGATCGATAACCGGCACCGTTTTGGTGATCCCGGAATACTTGAACTCAACAAGAGTTCCACATGGTAAGGTGCGGTGAGCAACTCCGAGGATCTCAGTGGTGTAAGCTTCTCCGCATGCGGTCCTCTTTCCATAGAAACCGGGTCCATACCAACTTACCTCGGGATCCTTTTTCCAATTGGACCCAGATGATGCATTCGGTAGAACCGATGCCCCTGCTGTGGAGTCGACCACGACACGTATTGAAGCAGTCGGGACTGCAACTTCTGGTTCAACGGGGATGTGCGGTACATTAGTCGTTGCCGCAAGTAATGCAGCAATGAACCGAGTGATGACATCATTCCAATTCACCTCGCAAATACCTCTGCAAATGTTCCACCACTTGCCGAGGCTCAACAATACTTAGCCAGTTGAACTTGTAAAATCGAAGCCCGTAGTACTTTTGTTCAACTGCCATCAGTTGATCATAAGCCTCGACGAGTTCGGTAAACTTATCCGTCACCCCTTCCATCTGTGATTCTGCACGGACCCCCAATTCGAGGGTTGCCCGATCTGGGCGAGCATAGATGAGTAGCGCTTCTCGGCGAAGCCCTCTGATGATACCGCTAATATCCGCTTCTGAAACTGAGAGTTCTCCTCTGATCACTGGACCATAAACGAGTTCTGAGTAGACAAATCTATCATGCAATGGAATAGCAAATGAAAAACTTGGCGACATCATGGTATTCCAAACATCTAATAGATCATCTCTCTTACCAATGGGTTTAATCATTTCAAGGCGGTCTGTGAACAGATCATTAAGGTAACCCACAAGGTGAGATTTACCAGCTCCGTCTGGACCTTCAACGATGATCCTCATGTCGCCTCCTACCTCCGTATTATAAGACAGCCGCATCACCATGTCAAGGACGTAAGATCTGCGGGTCGTGTAGAATCATCTTAGCAATGTTCTTCTTTTCCTCTAAAGCTATATACTGGAGAGCATCGATTGATCGAGGAACTACCAAGCGATAATAAGTAATCTTCTCGTGAATCTCTGCACCCGCCCTGTGGAGACGATCCTGTGACTGCGCATAGTTAATGAACGAGGTATTCATCGAGTAGTAGATAGCCACAGGGGCCTTGAACAACTCAATTCCCTCAGACCCCGACTGCACCTGAGCGATGAAAACTCTTACCTTCTCCCCATTCTGAAACTCCTCTTGATAACTGTCACGGAGGTGAGTGGGGACACTTCCGGACAGTATTCTATGTTCAATCTTCATTTTAGTTAGTTGCTTGTCTAATCTCTCGATGTCAGCAATGAATCTGACAAAGATAACAACCTTGTGTCCATCCGCAATTACTAGGTCCTGCAACAGATCGCTGCAGACTTTAAGCTTTGCGTCATCGATGATACGGATGATACCCGCTTCATCTTTTAAGAAGCCAGAAGTGATTTGAGACAGACGAAGTAGCTTGGTAAGAACTATCTTTGCAGAAGAGACTACACCAGTCTCAATCTCTACAATCATCTCGGTTGCCATCTTCTGGTAAATCTGAATCGCACGGTAAGAAAGTGTCACCGGTACGTCAACCCACACTTTTGGAGGTAAGTCGAAACACTGATCCTTGCGCACTCGATAGGACCAGGTACGCACCTTCGTGATCAACTCTTGGATGTGACGGTATCCTTTAAGTTGATGCTTACCCCATCCGCCCCAGATGCCGTATCGATTTCGGAAGTTCTTCCAGTGACTCCTGATATCGCCTTGCCCGAAGATGCGTTCGTCTAGGACTCGGAACTGTCCGAATGCGTCGAGGGGCGCTTTCGTGATGGGTGTGCCGGTGAGGATGAGAGTTTGGTCGACTTCTCTTCCGATCCTGTAACCCGACCGTGACTGTTTAGAGGTCGGATTCTTGAGACGATGGGACTCATCGAAGATGACAAGATCAGGCTTCCACTTGAGGATGCTAGCCTCAACGCTACCTCCCTCGTCAGCTTCTCGCCAGATGCCCTCATAATTGATGATGAGATAAGTAAGTTTAGTCTCATCAGGGTGGCGCAGAATTCGTGCGAGATCGGCCATACGTTCCCTTGTAGAACCTTCAAGTCGGAAGGCACGAGAAGGGACGTTGGAATGTTGACGGATCTGACGTGGCCAAACTCCCAACACTGAAAGCGGAGCAACGACAAGAACTCGTCTGACTCCGAAATTGTAGAATCCGATGCCTGCCCAATCAATTGCTACCTTCGTCTTTCCGGTGCCCATCTCCATGAACAAAGCACAACGGCCTCCAAGCCGCATCACCTTATTGAGGGCACGCTTCTGGTGGGAATAAGGCTTCGTCTTGAAGCTATACTTAGGTTTCTTCGTCGGTGTCAGAATCAGTTTCTTCAATATCGTCATCGCTAAGGAAGGTGCGATGGCAGGCGGGGTTTCCGGAAGCATTAATTGTTCCGTCATGGACCCACCTACGTTCATCGGAATCTTCGCCCTTGCCCCATGTTTTACCCTCTGTGGACCGTGCCTTCACGTGCACCCAACAGTATCTACATTGCATCATCGCCGCTTCCTTCTAATACTGCCTTTCACAATTCGTCCTTCCTTCTTGTTCTTCTTCAACTGTTCCTTTCGTGCTGCTCGTAGTTCTTGCTGCATCTCAATACGAATGACTAATTCTGGATTGTACATCCGCACATAAGCATCTTTGATACTGATGCTGCAGACGGTACATCTTGGTAACGATGGAGTATAGAAGTCGGCATAGTGAACTTCAGCCTCTTCAAATACCCGCCACTTCACGCAGTAAGGACACCACAGGAGGCCGTGTTGAGGTGAAATTGCTCGTTTGGGTGGGGGTGGAAATGCCTGACGAGCACTGATCACGTCAACTACAGCGATGCCGTGGAGCTTCAGCTTCTTGCCATACTCCACGGCAGATTTGGGGGAATTGCCCTCGAACTCCTTGACGAGAAGCTTTCCCTCGTCTCTCCATTGAGTTTTCCAGGCGTTTTCCATCATTCTCGTCTCCCCTGCTATGAGATTGGGCCTCCTGCCAGCTTATCGCGGCTGGAACCTCACGGTTTCGGCCATTACCTCAGGAGGCATAGCGAAGGGTAGTAGTTGGCCTCGTTAAATCAACTCTTCGACATCGGCCATGCCAGCCTCAAGATCTCCTCGCTGCAGACGAGGTTCCTGACTTCGCTACCCTTCGAGGAGAAGTGAACTAGAACCAGGCCTACCGGTTTAAGCAGAGAACCCGCCGCATTGGTGAGATTATTCGAGTTACTACCCGTAGGAACTTGCTCGGGCGTGTAGACTCCTACTTCCCACTCTGCCTATTCACTTCTTCCCGAAGAGTACGAAGGGCACCGTATCCTCGTGAGACCGATGCCCTTCGAGAAGAGAGTGACCTGAATGGGGCACTGCCTAGAAAGGGCTATCCCCGACCGGACTAGTAAGGCCGATCGTTCACTCTCTTCTCGAAGGTGTGGACCAGACGATTCGCTTCACCGTGGGGGGAGACGATTCCACCACGTCCGGTCCACTTACGCATTATAAGACAGCCCGTATCTTATGTCAAGGACTAAATTTAATCTGAGAACAAGAATATTGACAGGGAAACCGTGTTGTCTTATAATATCTCAGTCGGGCGACGCGCGACATAATGACCACGCGTAAGGGAGATTGGCCGCATGGCAACTCTAACGGCACGAGAGGTAGGTGACGCTCTCGGACTTGAGCACATCGAAGTCATTCGGCGTATTCGTCGAGGGGAAATTGAAGCCACCAAGAAGGGGTGGTTCTGGCTCGTCAAGAAAGAGGAGGTAGAACTTGTGAAGAAGAAGCCTTGGTACAAGAGTTTGATGGAGCTACGAGCTCGCCGCCAGACATCCGACTAGTCAATGATGGCAGTAGGAAACGCACACCAGTTTCTCGCTGCTGTTTGGGGACAACAATCAGGCTACGTCTTTCTTCCATATAAAGATCTTGACAAGAATTGGAATGAGACTAGAGCCGTTCCCTACGATGGCGACACGGACATTCTCCCCAACATCGAGGAGTTTCGCGGCGACATCTATTTCTGTCCACAGCTCTTCTCCAAGCCCAAGCGGCTAAAGGAATACGCCCTCCCTACGCACTGGCTGTGGGCCGATCTGGACCCTATCCATCCCGACAAATTAAAGATCAAACCAACTATCGCTTGGGAGAGTTCTCCGGGACGCTTCCAGGCCCTGTGGTTGTTGGATAAGGAGATTCCAGCAGAAGATGCAGCACAACTTTCACGACGCATTGCATTCTCTGAGGGTGCGGATAAGGGCGGCTGGGATGTCACTCAGGTCCTACGTATTCCAGGCAGTCGTAATCATAAATATAAGATGGCCCCGCCTGTCAAGCTTCTTTGGGCTGCCAAGAATGCTTACTCTACTCGAGCCATCAAAGCCGCGTATCCCCGCGTCAATGGACATTCTCACGAGTCAGCAGCTACTGGAAATTGGCCGGCAGTTTCCGAAGCCGCTATTCAATCTGCAATTGCCGGTCTTCCCCTTGGCTACCGACGACGACTTACTCAAGATCCTGCGCTGGCGGATCGAAGTAAGGAACTTCAACTTCTTGCCAGAGACCTTATCCGCAAGAGAATACAACCAGAGGTGGTTGCGCACATTCTACAGCGGGCTTCTGTAAACAAGTTTGCCGGACGAAAAAACGAACACGAAATCCTCCTAAAGCAGGTCGCCGACGCAGAAATCGCTGTCGCTGCGACCACTAAGTTTAAGGTGCCCAAACCTCGGGCGAAGCCCTCTGAAGATGACGGTCTGCTTGAACAGATGGAGGTTCATAAGTGGGCCGGATTCATGCAGATTCCTACAAGATTGGAATGGTTAGTAGATGATGCCTGGGTGGATCGATCTGTTGGATTTATCAGCGGTCGAAGTAAATCCTATAAGACTTGGATTGCGCTTGATCTTGCACTCAGTTTGGTGTCGGGAGAACCATTTCTTGGCCGTCACCAAGTTAGGCGATCTGGGCCTGTACTGCTCATCCAAGAAGAGGATCCTGCTCCGGTCCTACAAGAACGTCTTCGGCTCATTGCCAAACAGAAAGGAATGCTCCCGAAACTAGAGATTGCGCGAAGCGACCTCATCCGTATTACGTATCCCGACTACCCTCTGCACATTATCAACCTGCAAGGGTTCAATCTCGGAGCGGAAGAGAAGATCGATCAAGTTCGTCGCCTCATCGCTGAGATTAATCCAGTCGCCGTCATCATGGATCCCCTCATTGTTATGCTCGCAGGTACTGGAGCTGACGAGAATAAAGCCACAGAGATTTCCATGGTACTCCAGGCAGTTAAGATGTGGAGGGAGGAATTTGGATGCGCGGTCATCATTGTCCACCACTGGAACAAGGGAAAGATCGAAGAGGGCGAGAGATTCGCTCAACACATGTATGGGTCTTTCGTCTTCCATGCGTGGTTGGAAAGTGCGCTGCACGTGATGCCGATCATCGAGGAAGAGCAAGAGAAGATCAACGAGGTCAAAGTAGAGAGGGAGTTCAAAGCCGCACCATCGGGTCGAGCGATGCAGTTAAGGTTCGAAATTGACTCGTCTAAGAACTACACTTATGAAGTAGTTCATCTGGATGAGAAGACGCTGAGTCCGATGGGGCAACAACTACTAGACCTCGTCACAGAAGCTGGACCACAGGGAACAACCACCCCAGAACTCGTTGCTGTCAGTGGTCACCCTCGGCCGAAAGTGGTTGAACAACTTCGCCGTCTCGTGAAGACGAAGCAGGTAGTAGTCATCGAGAAGGGAGGCGGCAGAGGTAAATCCACGAAATATGGAGTTCCTTCCGAATGATGGGTTTCTCGGTTCCCCTTTACAGGAGGCTAATGGAATGGGACAATATAGAGACAGGACAGTCTGGCCATAATGGACAGTAATCCTGAAAGAGAAAGGGGCGAAGGTTTGCTGACCCAGCTTTCACTTCGACAAGAAGCCTATCGCGGGATCATTCAGGCCATTCGGGCGGGCGATGACAAATCGTTCTCGGATGGCCTGGTTTCTTCTGCGTTAGATATGCAAGGGGAGGATGCCACGATCGCCTGCGCGACAGTCCTATTTGAGCTCGGCCATGACCCAGAACGTGAACCAGCTGAGAACGATATTCTCTGGGCGTCCGAATTTCTCGATCACTTAGATACGATGGGATTTGAGGTAAGGCGGAAGATGGATGGCCAAGTTAACACCTGAACAGAAACTTGATCTCCTGATTAAGTGGAGGAAAGAGGTCAAGGCTGAGATCCAAGACATTTGGGACCGCATCAATGGAGACAGCGATGCGGCTGCTGAATTCGCTGACGAGACACGCAGTATCGCAGAGCGCGCGCGTAGACTGGCCGCTCGTGTCGAGAAGGAACTAAAGGAGTTGGAATAGATGCAAGGTATTGAAACCGAAGAGAAGATCGCAATCCCGACGATGCAAGTGAGCGCACCTCCTCGTCAAGTATGTGTAACCATCTCATTTCAACCCACTGAAGGTGAACACTGGACCAGGGATAATGAATTCTTCCATGAAGACTTCCCACAGGGGTTCGACCTCGATGGGAAGTTCCGTGCTCGTGTTGGGGTTGCGTTGAGCGAGGCTCTCACCAAGCCCCCTGTGGTTGAAGGAGTTACCTCCGCTACGAATGATCCCATCCCATGAGTACCTGGGGAGCGAGAGAACGTCTGCTTCAGATCGCCGAAGACGCAACAGAAGCATGGTCCACTCCAGCACGTACATTTGCAGGGTTTCTAACTGCTTGGGAAATGGGGATAGCGTTCACCCTCGCATATCCAACTGCTGCTGAAGAACTACTCGAGGTGATGATGAATACCACCAGTGATCAGAAGAACATACATGTTGTTCTCAAGCAATTGGTGGACGACCTCTTCCTCGGACCGCCGCCCTCAGCACTTGATGAAGTCGTTGCGGTGTTGACGGCCCGACATGGGGAAACACTATATGGCGAAGGGTAGTTGGCGCGACACCCCAGAGTTCATCCACAGGGAGGACCATGAGGAACCGAGAATGAGACCTTCAATCGGGAAGCTAATCACCAAGCTGAAGAAGCTTGATGCTCTCGGTGAACATCCTGATGCCGTCACCTATGTCAATGAAGCACTCGCCCGTCACTATTTCGTTCATGAACGCTTGCGACCAGCAGATGCGTTCGAGAACTTCATGGCCGCCTATCGTGTCTGGCTCGCAGCGATGAACTATCCGTCACATCTCGAAGATGTAAGAAATGACCGGCAGTTGGAAATGGTCCAAAATGCGATTACAGGAGATGATGTATTGAAATCTCAAAGCTTAGGGACCCGTCTTCGTGAGCATCTCGACGGACCAGATGATGAACCTCTACCTTCGGTGGTGGGAAAGAAGGTTAAGATCAAAGTCAGGAACAATCAATCACCCGGCCCCTCGCACAAGTCCCCGATCGCGTTCAAAGGGACGAATATCGGAAGTGGGTTCACAATTCCTGGGGTTCCTGGCAAGTTTATCTGGCACGCATCAGATGTGGGAGATAAGCCACCGGATCTGGATGCGGTCGTTGATATCTTTGCCGCGGGATTAGCCAGCGTTGGTGAAGCTCGGCGAAGCCCCGATCTTAAGGACAAGAAATTGATGAAGCAGGTTCGGCAGATCATTTGGTCTCACACCTACGATACTAACTACGAACCGATATGTAGTTGCGGCGCTGAATTCCCCATTGGGGAGGATTGGGCTGTTCACGTTCGTAAATTGATCTGGAAGGAGTTGAAGGGTTGAAGAATCAAGCACATAAGATGAGGAAGCCGTTGCGAAAGCGGCTTTGGAAGCTAGTGAACAAAAGAGTAGTAGTCGGTATCGGAGCGGCTCTACTCCATGGATTGCTCACAGGGAGGGCGATTTAGTGACGCTAGATTCGGTGATGCAGGATTACCTCGCAGGGGAGACGCGCCGAATGAACCGTCTTACAGGTAAGATTAAAGTAAGGAAGATGAGTGGTCAGGTGCCGCTTCCTGGACGCGTTGCACTTCGGAAGAAACCAATCTGGGTTCATGCGACGCTTCCAGAGATTCGTGCTCGCTTACCACACGAGTACCGAAACACATTCACCTACCGCAACCCAGAGAGGATTGGGAGATGTGATCTTTGTAACAAGAAGAGGAAGAACTCGAGGCATACATTCTGATGAAAGTACTTAATAAGGGAGAAGTCATCTTAGTTGATCATATGGCGGGTGATCACAAGGTTTACGGAGCGGCTCGTGTATCCACAGGGAAGCGACCAGAGGATAGTTCATCAGGAGAGGTAGCGGATCGCCATCTCATCGAATACCTTATGAAAAATGGACACGGTACTCCATTCGAGCATGCCGTCTTTCAGTTCTTCGTGAAGGCCCCCATTTTCGTAGTTCGTGAATGGCAGAGACACCGCATCGCTTCTTACAATGAGCAGTCGGGACGTTACAAGCAGTTCGAACCAGAATTCTACATTCCTCAGCAGGTGAGAGTCCCTGATCCGCGAAATAAGCAGTCAAGTGTTCCTGTCATGAATGACTTCGACAACATCCTTCACCGTTTGAATGTAGACAGTCAGGAAGCTTTTGACTCTTATGAGTGGATGATTGGTCGAGGGGTGGCTCGTGAGATAGCACGCCTCATCCTGCCGCTGAATATGTATACCTCGTTCTGGTTCACAGTGAACGCAAGATCACTAATGAATTTCTTGGAGTTGCGTACTGCTGAAAATGCTCAGTGGGAGATTCAAGAGTACGCACGAGCTATGGAGGATATGTTCCGTGAAATAATGCCGATGACGCACGATGCTTGGCACGCGAATGGAAGGAAGGCACCATGACGATCGAAGATCAACCAAAGCCAATTCCGAATGAGAAACCGAATATCGCTGATCTTGTTAGTAACGATATCCAAGAGAGGAAGCGGATCGGCACTGAGAGATATGGCACTCCACTTCAGCCGTTCAATGGTCGCAACGGTTTAGTGGATCTCTATCAGGAGCTACTTGACGCAACGCAGTATATTCGTCAGGTGATTGAAGAAGACGACAAACCGATGATGCTCTGTAATGCTGGATGTGGTTGCAGACTGTTCGGGGGCGAATGGTTCGCAAGTGAACATTGGTCTGATGCAGATGCTAGTGACTGCGCTTGCGGGGGACCTTGCCAGTGGGATAATTGGGAGCAGTTCATTCGAGACGTGCTTACTCGACCAGAAGAATACTATAACCACCTTCCAGAAGATGATCAAAGAAGCTTGTTAAGCTTTAACCGAAGGGAGCGATAGAACGTGAGCAGCCGAACGTCTCAGAACCCGGATGTTCCGTGGCGCGACGAAACGATGTTCACCCCCGACACCGAAGCCCGACCCGACGAACCCCGAACGGAACCGTTCAGCGTGGACGACATCGCGGGTTGGCGCGCCCGGCACGTCTAGATTAGAGGAGGCGACCAAACCTTTCTTACGAGAGAACCCTTATAGCGATTTCGGAAGTCATCTCATCCGAGTTACAGATGCGGAATTTGAGAAGTTGAGGAGATTGGTTGAATGATTAAATTTTTGCGCCGTTTGTGGGTCATTATCAAAGTGAGGTACTTCGAATGAATCCCAGAGACTTCCCAACCTATGGAGCAGGATTGATTGCAGAGGAACGAGCGAGACAAATCCATGCAGAAGGTTGGACTCTCAAACATGATAAAGATCACACCCATGAGGAATTAGTTCTTGCCGCAATCGCTTATGCTCTTCCTAAAAGTTGGCGCGCCAGAACTATCTTCGACCATAACCCCGAACGCAGTTTGAAGAAATCTCTGTGGAGGCTATTCTGGCCTTGGAGAGAGATGTGGTGGAAGCCTAGCGGTGACGATAGGGTTCGGGACCTGGTGAAAGCGGGGGCATTGATCGCTGCTGAGATTGATCGTTTGCAGGCGGTGCGAGATGGCACATAGAGTCGAACGGCGCAAGCGAGTGATGCCTGAATCATCGATGGGAGTTTATTGCAAAGAGGGATGTCGCGTCGGAACTGGCAACGAGCGTATCAGCGACATCCATCAGCATGTGCTTGAGACGGGACATGTGGTTTATCGGATTGAAGAGCATGAGGTAGAATGGGTACGCGTGGACAGTCAGGGAAGGGTAGTATGAGGATTCTCGTCTGCGGCGATCGCAACTGGGCTGACCGAAAGTTCATCGCCGAGGTGCTCGAAGACATGAAGGACAACTTCTCGACCTGGCAGGTGTTGATCGAGGGCGAAGCCCCCGGTGCTGATAGCATCGCCGCGAAGTGGGCGCGGAGAAATGGGATTACTGTGTTCGCTTTCCCCGCTGATTGGGATCTTTACGGACGCGCAGCTGGGCCGATCAGGAACAAGCAAATGCTGGACGAAGGCAAACCTGATATGGTGATCGCCTTCCATGACAACATCGAAGAAAGCCGCGGGACGAGGAATATGCTTACCATCTTAAGGAAGAGTGGGATGAAGCAGGTATGGCTGTACTCGCATAATGCCGACCCGCGTCGGTGGGACTAGAATTTCGCAGGGCATCCACTGATGGCCCGTGATTACATCCCACCCTATCTTCGGCAGTGACTCTAGGTGGTGACCAGTGGTTGAACCAGCTGGGAAAACCAGGACTTGCATCCGGTGCGGTCGGGCGAAGCCCCGAGATGATTTCTACCCCGGTCAGGGCAACACTTGTAAGAAGTGCGTTAGCGATGCGACGAAGGCGCGGAGGAGAGCTGATCCTATAAAGTATCGCGCCACGAGGTCTACGTGGGAGAAGGATAACCCAAGACGGCAGAAGACTCGGAGACGATCGCGATATAAGCGGCGATATAAGCTCTCTATCGTTCAGATGTTGCAAATGCTTATCGCTCAGGATCGAAAGTGTCTTATCTGTAAAGTCCCTATCACCATCCCTGATGACCCAAAACCCCCCACAGGCGCTACGAAGGCTGTCATTGACCATTCCCACGAAGATGGCCACGTGCGGGGGTTGTTATGCAGCGCCTGTAATGTGGGATTGGGGCAGTTTATGGACGATCCGAAGATTATCAAGGCAGCGTACTACTACTTAAAAGAGGATATTAGGAAGATGAAGCTCAGCTCTCCGCGTATATCTACAGAGACGATTTTAGGAGAATAGGGGGTATCATGTCAATGAAAGATGAACTTTGGGCATTTGAAACTAAAAGAGAAACCAGTCTAGAACAGCTAATGAAACGGTTAGTTCTATTTGACGATGCTGTAGGAGGAGTTGGAGATCCTTACTATCAAGATCTTTATCAAGTAGTAATAGATCGTGCTCGAGAGATATTACTGTCCACAGGGGGTGAATCTCCTCAAAATCTGGATGATTGAGGGGTAGGCCTGCGGATTAAACTGTCCCTTTACTGTATGCCCCCTAAAGGGGCCATTATACAGTAAGAGGTGACAGTATTAATCTGACGCCCAGGCAATACTGTCACTTACTGAACAATACTAGTTTAAAATAGTAAGTGACAGTTTATTCCTGATAAGAATGATCCATAGGTTTGAGAACAATTTTCTCTTAACTCCCTGTGGAAAGAGCTCCTTAAGAGGCCATTTCTGAGCCCCAAAAATGTGGCCATATCCCAAATTCAAGGTTCCCCCGGCTCCCCAATCTCCATCCAAAAAACTTCGACGAGAGGTGCTTCGAGGAAAGTCGAGATTAGATCCTAAGCTCACCGACACAGAAGCTCAGTTGAAGATGAGGATCCACAGTCATACCACCTTAGGGATGTAGCCGCGGCTGCTAATTTCACCCAAAAGTGATATGATGGGTTTATCTGGATCAGATTGACAAATGGAACCCAGGATGGGACAATAGGGCCATGGTCCAATTTAGTCCAGTCAACTTAGACAAGGGGACACTAGGGCCATCGAGCGGAGGATCTTACTTCATGGACAACGACTTCGTCCAAAAGCGACTTCGCCAATTACTCAGCGAAATTCAATCAGCTGGGGGAACGACTTTCGAACTCCTGGCTGAACTCGACAACACAAGCGAGGTCCATCGCATCATCAAATGAGATCGACAGTCAACTCTCGGTTTGGGAAGATGACATCGCAGAGCTGGTGAAGGCACTCTAATGCGACCCGCCTCACTTAGACCCCAAGCGAAGTTTATTGGGAAGGCCGCAAAGGTAGGAGGCAAGAAGCTCGAGATTGACTGGGAAAGGATCGACGACTCTTACAACCACCGGTTCAATATGGATCTCAATAATCGACAACTTGCCCAACTCCGACAGGAACTAATCGAAGCGGAGGCATTGCATCGACCCAAGGCTCGCAAAATCCGCCGAAAGATCAACAGTCTCCTCGAGCAGAACTTGGCCATCCATTGCACATGGTGTAACGGATGTATGAACTATCTACACAACTGCAAATGCGAAGGCATAGAGAAGGGGGCAGTTAGACGGCTAAGGAAGAATGAGAACGCTAGGCTCGCTCGACAAAGGGTTAGGAACGACCGCATTATCGCCAAGTTCCGAGCTACTTACGGAATTCAAGGCTAGGAAAGGAAGACAAGATGAACGACGAGTACGACCACCTTCGAGAATCAGCCTTAGCAGATCAAATGGCCGAGAGGATGAAGACTCCCGGTTGGGAAGACGAAGCTCGAAGGGCTATCGCGGGGAACCCTATTCCCGGGGATATCGCCTATCGTGAAGAGGCTTACGACGGCGATTATTCGGAGGTACCCGGCCTTGTCAGGGAATTGGGAATCACATGGGACAATAGCCCGGAGGATCGCCATCGCTTCGCACCGCATCAGATGCTCTTAGCCCTCTACGGGCATTATCTCAGGCATGACATCACACAACCACTCGACGAAGATGACGCCCAAGAGTTCTTGGTCGAATGAAGCGCCCACTGCATCGCAACGTGACTATCCAAGACACCGCACAGTTCAAAGGAGAATGGATCGTAATTCCCCGAGAAGACTTCGATTGGGCTCAGTCAGAACTATCCAAGAGCTGGACAAGGTTCATCCCTTGGTCCATCGTCTTGTTCGCCCTGTGGTACATCGGTACCCATCTAATAGTGGAGGCGGTGTGTAGATGAAGGATGAAACAAAGAAATGGATTGAGGAATTTGTCAATAGCTTCGAATTAGAAATGGTGGCTGATGATGCTCCTTGGGACGAGTACATCTGGCCCTATATTGAGAGGAGAATCAAGGAGAGAACCGTTCCTGACTGCCCCACCGCAGATCAAATGCATACTCTATATCAGGATCTTCGAGATTGGTGGAAGAATGGGAACATGTACCACTGGGGAGAAGGCGAACATAATAACTTCGGAATGGGCAGGTGGCGAATGGGCGACGAGGATTTTCTCTATGAAGGATGAAACACGGAGGTATATCGACTCAGTCGTTCGCTCTACCGCAACTGCACAAGCGAAGGCATTGGTGGTCTATGGACGGTTAGTAGGAGATGAAAAGCTCTTTGATAAAGCCTTCTTCGGACACAAAACAACCAAGAAAGAGAAGCGGCGACTAGCTCACCTGTGGCAGATGTCTCTGAAGCTTGGAGGCTTTTATGAAGAAGGACAATCTACGGCCAGAGAATCTGGAGGATTACATCGGACAGGAACCTATCAAGGACCTCCTACAGACTTCAATGACAGCCGCCTCTCAGAGGTCCTCGGCATTGGATCACGTTCTTCTCAACGGACCTCCGGGCCTAGGGAAGACAACACTGGCGAACATCATCGCGAACTCGATGGGGTGGAAGATCAAAGCGATCATTGGGCCATCGCTAGGAACCTCCACAGCCGTCGAGAAGATGTTCATGATCAACTGGAAACCCAAAACAATCCTGTTCATCGACGAGATTCACAGGATGAAGAAGCCAGCCCAGGAGGCTCTCTATCCGGTGATGGAGGATAATGTACTCCAATTCTCAACTACAACCCAGCCTCTGACTGACATCACGGTGATTGGGGCCACTACAAACATGGGGCGGTTAGAGAGGCCATTCATCGACAGGTTTGGGTTGGTCCTCCAACTAGAGTATTACACGGAGGACGAACTCGAGGAAATTCTCCATAATTCAGCCGAAAAGTTGAAGGTAAAGCCCAACTTCGAC